GGTAGAGATACAGGAATTCAAAAGACAGACTTAGAATATGCAATAGATTTAAAAGAATTTACTAAAGGCTACAATATAAAATATGTAATAGTAGACCCTTCAGCAGCTTCTTTTATAGCTCAGTTAAGAAAAGAAGGATTTAAAGTTATAAAAGCTAAGAATGCTGTTATCGATGGTATAAGGTTAGTAGCTAGCTTACTTAATCAATTCAAAATACTATTTGATGAAAGTTGTGAAGAAACTTTTAAAGAGTTTGGTTCATATGTATGGGATATTGAAGCTTGTAAAAAGGGTGAAGATGAAGTTAAGAAAGAGCATGATCATAGCATGGACCAAATTAGATATTATTGTAGTACAGTCATTAGAAACAATAAAGCTAGAAAATACAATAGTAGATGATGTAAAAATAGAGTTCGCTTTATTTTTACACTTATAACTTTACATAAATATGTAAAAATAGAGTTGAAAAATGAATTATTTTACAAAATGTAAAGACTAATTCTTTTATTTTACAATAAGGGGAGGTGGAGCAGATTATCTTAGAAAAAATAATAAAAGCTGAGCTTGAAGGACTTTATGGAAGTGAAGTTTTAGAGGAATTTAACGAAATAATAAGACTTTATGATATATACGAAGGTCCAGGACAAGATTGGTTAACCGATGAAGAAGATTATATACCTACTAAAAAGAAGGTTAACTATATAAAGAAACTTATCAAAGAAGAAGCTAGATTTTTATTTGGTAAAGCTCCAACTTTTACTGTTACCGTTGAAGATGATACTCTAAGTGATCAAGTAGAGATTATCAACAAATATATTAATAAGTTATTAAAGAAAAACTTATTTGAAGATAAACTCATTAAAGCTGCTAGAGATTGTTTTATAGGTAAAAGAATAGCTATAAAGCTACATGCAGATAAAACTAATAAATCAATAAGAATAATGTTTATACCTAGCTTAGAATTTGTGTATGAGCCTTTTGATGATAGAGTAGATGAACTTCAAAAGATTATATTCTTTTACCAACTTAATCAATCTAAAGTTAAGAATGAACAAAGAATATGGAAACAAAAATACGAAATGGTAAATGACAAGTGTATCCTTAATGAAGGTATATACGATGGATATGGAAATCCGATTGAAATAACTGCTGAAAATAAAGATTTACAGCTTACAGGAATACCAGCTTATGTAATATTAAACGATGGTTTATTAGGAGACTTAAAAGGTGAAAGTGATGTTGAAGAGTTATTTGACAGTGGAGTGGCTTATAACAAGTTAGCTAGTGAGGATATAGATGCACTTAGAAAAGGTATGAATCGTGCTATATATGGTATAGATGTAAGTGAAGAATCATCTAAGCATTTTGAATTAAAACCAGGTGCATATTGGGATGTTGAAACAGACCAAACAGTAAAAGATGAAAATAGACAAGCTCAAATAGGAACAGTGGATACAGACTTTGGATATGATGCTAGGATGGAAAACACTCTTAATAGAATAAAATCAGATATGCATGAATTATTAAATATACCTTTAATTAATAATCAAGACTTAAAGGGTATGATGACAAGCGGTAAGAGTATGAAAGCTTTATACTGGCAACTTATTACAAGATGTGAGGAAAAGATGAAAGCTTGGAAACCTGCCCTTGAATGGATGATAAAGGCTATTCTTGAAATGACTGATGTGTATAGTATAGAAGATATACCTAAATTATCAGAGTTTGAAGTTGTTGTTGAAAATCAATATCCATTACAAGAGGATGAATATGAGGAAAAAAATAATGATATGCAACAAGTTAATACTCAAGTAATGAGTAGAAAGTCTTATATTAAAAAGTGGTCTAATACTACTGATGAAATAGCAGATGAAGAGCTTAAGCAGATACAACTAGAGAAACAGTTATTAGAAGATAGCTACAATCAATTTGAAACCATTATAGAGGATGATGAATAGTGTTTAATAAAGCCTATTTAAAAGCATGGATTGAAGCTCATAAAAGAAGAAATAACATAATGAAAAAACAAGAATCACAGATTAAAAGGTTATATAAGACCCTTGTATTTTTCATTTTAAAATTTATATCCAAATTTGGGAAAGATATGTCTAAAACTCAACTAGATAAGTTGAAAAGAGATATATTAAAAAAACAAAAAGAAATAGAAGAAAACATACCTAAAATAATTAAAGATAATGCTAAATCAGCTAAGGATATAGTGATTAATTTAGAAGGTGATAAGGAAGAACTAAAAGACCCTTTTGATGAAGCTATTCAAAGAGTTTTAAGTGGTTCTATTTATAAAGATAAATTACCTATAAAAGAAAGAATAAAAAAGTATTCATCAAAGCTTGGTAATGATATTGAAACTATTATTGAAGTTGGAACTAAAAAAGGACTTTCAAGTTATGATATAGCTAAAGAAATAGAGAAATATATAGACCCAGATAAACTTAAGCCATGGGATTGGAGTAATGTATATCCTGTTGTTAATAAAAAAGTTGATTATAACGCTCAAAGGTTAGCAAGAACTACATTAAATCATATATGGCAAGAATATGTTAAAGAATCGGCTAGGCGTAACCCTTTTATAACTCATGTTGAGTGGAGAAGTGCATTAATACATGGTAGAACATGCAAACAATGCAGAAAGAGACACGGAAAAAGGTATTTAATTGATAAAGTGCCTTATGACCATCCTAATGGACTTTGTGTATTAATTCCTGTTACAGATAAGTCATTAGAAGAAATTGCTATGGATTTAAGAAAAAATATATAAATTCATGAAAAACACTTACTAAATAGGTGTTTTTATTATGCAATAAATTAATAAGGAGGTAAGAATGAAACTATCAGAAATACTTAAAAATCAAGGTTTATCAGATGAACAGATAAACAAAATTATAGCAGATATGGAAGAAAATAAAATTTATGTGACATCTATTAAAAATGCTGATGAAGAATATTCAAAATTAGAAACAGAAAAAAATAATCTTAAAGGGCAACTAGATACGGCAAATACAACTATAAAAGATTTAAAAAAGGATAATAAAGACAATGAAACATTACAAAATACTATAAAGGAGCATGAAAAAACTATAGAAAACTTAAAAAAAGATAATGCAGATAAAATAAAAAGATTGACACTAGATAATGCTATAAGCTCTAAATTATCTAAGGTTGATGATAAATATAAAAAACTTTTAGAATCTCAATTTGATAGAGAAAAAATGACTATCAATGAAGATGGTACTATAACTGGGTTAGATGAACAATATAAAACAATATCTGAAAATTATTCTGAGTTATTTGAGGATAAAGAACCTATAAATACCGGTAGCCCAGGAGACTATAGACGAAAAAAGACACCTATAGTAAATCCTTGGGCTAAGGAAACTTTAAACCTTACAGAACAAGCTAGGATTTTAAAAGAAAATCCAGCATTAGCAGAGCAATTAAAAAGTAATATATAATTAAAAGGAGTGATGTAAAATGTCAACAAAAATAGCAGATGTAATAGTACCAGAAGTATTTAACCCTTATGTAATAGAGAGGTCAGCAGAATTATCAGCATTAGTAAGAAGTGGGATAATAGTTAAAGATAAAGAGTTAGATGCATTAGCAAAGTCTGGAGGAAGATTAATAAATATGCCTTTCTGGAAGGACTTAACAGGAGATGATGAGGTATTAACTGATGATGGAGCATTAACACCTGGTAAAATAACTTCAGGTCAAGATATAGCATGTTTACTTATGAGAGGTAAAGCATGGTCAGTAAATGATTTAGCTAAAGCTTTGAGTGGTGATGATCCTATGAGAGCAATAGGGGATTTAGTAGCTGAATATTGGGCTAGAAGAAAACAAAAAGTATTATTATCAATTTTAAAAGGTATATTTGCATCAAGTTCAATGAATGGAAATATACATGATATATCAAGTTTAGATAGTGGAAATGAAAAAATAAGTGGAGCATCATTTATAGAAGCTAAAAATAAGTTAGGGGATGCATCTGATAAGTTAACTGCAATAATGATGCATAGTGCTACTTATACAGCATTAGAACAACAAAATTTAATATCTAATGTAGTCAATTCTCAAGGGGTTGTAGAGTTTTCTACATATATGAATAAAAGAATCATAGTAGATGATGGATGCCCAGAAAGTGGAGGAGTATATACAACTTATTTATTTGGAGAAGGAGCTATAGGAGCAGGTGATGGACAAGCACCAGTACCAACTGAAACTGATAGAGATTCTTTAGCAGGTGAAGATATATTAATAAATAGAAATCACTTTATACTACATCCAAGAGGAGTTAAGTTTACAGATAGTAGTGTTGCTGGTAGTTCACCTACTAATGCAGAGCTAGAAAATCAAGCTAATTGGAATAGAGTATATGAAAATAAAAATATAAGAATAGTTGCATTTAAACACAAAATATAATTGAGGTGATTAGATGAGTGTTACAGCTTTTAATAGAAGAAGACGAGAATTATCTAAAATAAAAAATGAAAAAGAAGCAATAGAAAAAGAAAGTATTGAAGAATTAGAAGATGTAAGAGAAGAAAATCATGTAGAAGAAAATGAAGATATATTAGATTTGAATAAGCTTAAAGTTGATGAATTAAAATCTATAGCTAAAGAAAAAGGATTAGATGGTTATTCATCAATGACTAAGCAAGAGTTAATAAATCTGATAGAGAGTAATTAATTGTATATCAAGGAGTGTTTTATTTGGATGATATATTGAGACAACTTAAAATTAATCTAAGGGAGTCTGATGAGGCTCCCTTTTTTACAGAAGAAGAATTGATGTATTACTATAATCAGTTTAATAAGGATATAAGACTTACAACTTATAAATTACTTATAATTAAGTCAGAAAATAATGCAATTAGATTTAATGGCTCAAATATGGAAGATGATTCTAAATATTGGTTAAGAATGGCTTCTATGTATAAGCCTAATGGAAGTAGGGTGTTATAAATGAATAGGATGACTTTAAGATATAAAAAAGGTGTAACTTCTCTAATAAAAAAGATGCCTACAAAAGGAAAAGTATATCGCAAAAGTACTGATAAGAGAGGGGAACCTCTTGGTAAGGAATATTTATTTGATGTGGAAGGTCATTACTACAGAAAGGGAAAATCAAGTTATGGATCAATAACATCTACCGAAATATCAGGAACTGTTAAACGTATGCAAAATGAGTTTTTACTTATGTTATTTGATGAGAATACAGCATTAATAAAGGATGATGATTTAATAGAATTTGATTTTGGAACGTATGTTGTAAAAGATGTTGAGAATGTAATGCAGTTTGACGTAGCTATAAATGTGTTAATGGTGAAAGATAATGCCAGTATATAACAATGTGGATTTTGAAGGTGTAGGAGATAAGATTAAGGATGCTTTAGAGATATATGGAGATACTGCTTCTAAAGAAATGGAAGCATATGCAAAAAGAAATTTTGTATGGACTCCAAGAACTTCATTAGCTCATACAACTATTAAAGGTTTTTCTGGATGGGAAACTCCTTCAAAACTTGTTGTAGGAGTTTCTGGGAATACCTATTATTTTAAATATTTAGAGCTATGTCATGAAAAAAGATATGCGATATTAAGACCAACATTAATTCAAACTACTCCAAATATAATAAGAGGCATTGAGGTGTTGATTAAAGGACAATGATGTATGAAAAAATTTATGATACTTTAGTAGATGCAAATATTAAGCCGTATAGTATAGGCCAACACAATGGAGAATGTAATAGTCCTTACGTTGTAATAAGTAATGCAGGAACTAATCCATTTAGTGCTGGATTAAAGTACGACATAATAGATATTATTATTTATTATCCTATCGGAGCGTACAGTAAAGTAGAACCATATGCAAATAAAGTTAAACAAGCTTTGAAGAAAATTAAGAATTTAAAATATACAAATACTGATACTCCTATAGTAATTGATGATGATAAAAAGGCATATACTCAATCATTTACATATCAAGTATATAAAAGGAAGGTGAAATAATTTGACTAAGCCAAAAGAAATAAGTTCAAAAAGTGTACCTCAAACAGTTCAATGTGAGGTTATGGATCTTATAGATGTAGCTAAAGTAGAATTAGTTTTAAAAGATGGATCTCAAAAAACTTTAGAATGGAATACTGCCAGTGAAGTAGAGATGGAGGTTCAAATATCTGAAGGAGAAACTGTGCAACAAGTAATAAAGGGAGTTTTAAAGGCTCAGAAAAGAGCAGATGATGTTATAACAGGTGTTAAACTTACATTTAAAGATAATTCATTCGCTCCAGAAGTTTTTAAAGCACTTCAAGGTGGAGATATAACTTTAAGTGAAGGAGATACTGGTACATTTAAAAAATATTCAGCACCTCTAGCAGGTGAAAAAATAAATCAACCTAAGTTTGATGTTAATATTTATACTGATGAATATGATGAAGCAAGTGATTTTGTAAAAAGAATAAAATGGACATTCCCAAATGGAAAAGGTAAACCTATCAAACCGTCTTTTAAGGATAATGAGTTTTATGTAGCTGAGTATGAAATAATGACAGCTCCATCAGCTGGACAAGCACCTTATGAAGTTACAGTTGTAGAGTAAAAGCTCCGATTAATATCGGAGCTTTGTTATATTAACTAAGGATTTGAAAGGAAGGTTTTATTATGGAAAACTTACAAGTAACAAGTTTAGAACAATTAAAAAAGTTTGCAGAGGGAGAATTGATTGCATTAACGGGATTTATAGAGGGTGAGGATTTTGTTGTAAGGGTTAAGAGACCTTCTATTGTGTCTCTTGTTAAAAATGCTGATATACCAAATACATTATTAGCTAAAGTTAGTGAATTATTTGGGTTAAATAATTCAAAGAAAAAAGGTAAAGTTGATGAGTTAAAGGAATTTACACAATTACTAGATTTAATGACAATACTAGCTAAAGAGTGTTTAATTGAACCTTCAGTTGATGATATAGAAAGTTTTGGATTAACTTTGACAGTTGAGCAATTATCGGAAATATTTACTTATGTACAAGGAGGTTTAAAAGAGTTAGAAAAATTTCGTATGCAGCAGCCACATACTAAGCATACTGAATCAGTCGAGAATTTACAGCAAAAGTGCTAGTGAAATAATAGGTATAAAGGATGAATATACAGCTTATTGCTTTGATGAAGCTTGTTGTTATATTGAAAGTATGCTTAGTCAAGATATGAAACCTAAGTTTTTAGATGAAAAAATTACTAAAAGACGAACATTTCAAGAGTTTGCTAAAGAGAGAGGAGGTGCAAGATGAGTATAAATGCTGGAGATATTTCTGCAAAAATTACAGTTGATTTAAGTGAGCTTGAAGAGGGATTAAAAAAAGCTGATGAAAAAACATCTAAGACTGCTAAAAATATTGAGAAGCACTTTGAAAATATAGAAAAAGCTAGTAAAGGTGTTGGGAGTGTATTTAATAATGAAATGGAAGAGGCTTCAAGTTCAGTTGAAAAAGCAAACAGTCAAATAGGTGTAAGTGCTAAGGGGATAGACTCCTCAATGAAACAAGCATCAAAAGGCATGGATCATCTTAAAAGAGCATCTGAACAGGCTTCTAAAAAAATTAAAAGTGATATGTTAAGTACAGAAAAAGGTGTATCAGATAGTGGTAAAAAAGTAAAAAATCTTTTGAAGAAATGGACAAAGGGGTTAATAAAACTAGTAAGACATTTGGCAAATTTGAGAAAGTAAGTAGTAGATTTTCTAGGGTATTAAGTCAAGATATTTCTGAAGGTACAAGAGAGGCTGTAAAACATTTAATTGAACTTGAAAGAGAACTAAGAAGGTGTAAAAGAGCTTTTGGAGTTCATTCTCAAGAAGTTGCAGAAGCTCAAAAAGCTATAACAGATTATGCTTTAGGGTTAGATGATGCAACGTTTAAAGCTGTTTATATGTATGATATGACTAATCAAAATAGTTCTAAATTACAGGCTCAAGCTGGAGCTATAAAACTTAATGCTAGGAGAATGTCATTATTAGGAGATGCTACTGAAAAAACAAATAAACATATGGAAGCACTTCAAAGAGCAGGAGTTACTCCGAAAGAATTTCTTGCAACTCCAAAAACTATAGGGCAAATGGAAATGATGAATAGATTGATACAAGATAGTGGTGGCAAACTAGCTAAAGTAAGTTCATTGAATAGAAAAATAGTTGGGCATATAGAAAAACAAATAAAAGGTTGGTCTGTTAATAAAATCGCGATTAGAGAGGCTGGAGATGATTTGGCAAAAGCCAATCGATTAGCAATGAGTTACTCTCAAAATATTATGACATGGCAGTTACTATTTGTAGGTTTAGTTGCATCAGCTGGAATGTTTTATAAAAAGTTATTTGATTTAGCTTTAGAAACTGATGAAAGCTTAAAAAAATTAAAAGATGATACTATGGAAAAGCTAAAAGAAGCTTTTAAACCTTTAATTGAGGTTGCAGGAGAGTTTTTGAGAGGCTGTTTAGAAATTGCTAGTGCGGTTGCAGATATGATGATTAAATTTAATGAAGCACATCCAGAGTTAGCAAAGTTTATATCTATAATTGCTTTTTTAGTACCAGCTATACTAGCTATAATTTCACCTTTAGCAATAGCGGGAACTGCTGTAGCAGGATTTGAATTAGCAATTAATTCAGTTTGGGTAATTATAGGTCCTTTTGTTGCTGCACTAGGAACAATAACTGCTCCTGCGATAGCTATAGCAGCGGCTATTGCTGCTTTAATAGCATCATTTTTGACAACTAAAGAAACTATTGTATCTTTAGAAAATCAATTTGGAGTATTTGGAGCTGCTGTGGGTTCTATATTTTATACACTTCAAGGAGTTGCTCAATTGACACTTGGAAATATAGGTATATTGCTTTTAACACTTGGTAAAATAGCTATTGCCTTCTTTAAAGGCGAGTGGAATGAGATACCTAATATATGGGCAGAAGGATGGGCTAAAATAGAGAATAACACAGCTGTAGCTGTATCTAAGATTAATCAAGATATAGGGTATTCTATGGATCTTTTAAAGAAAACTTCAAGTGAAGAAATAGCAGATATTAACAATATATTTAAAATGGGATTAGAACAACTTCCAAATTTAACAAAAGAAAATGCTGGTAAAATGGCAACTGAATTTGCTGGAGGCCTTAAAAAACTTGATGAAGATTCTTTAACTATATTAAGAGGTACTTCTGATACTATGGCGGTGCTATTTGAAGGTATAAGTACTAAAATGGATAATAAAGAAGCTACCGAAAAATTTAAAGCTAACCTTGAAAGTATGGCTCTTAGTGGCGAATTTACAACTGATAAATTAAATGAAGATTTAAATAAAGGTATGGAAATTATCAATAATAACATGGCACTTAATGGTGATGTGTTAAGACAAACTGCCACAGATGTATTTAATGATTTTGCAACAGCTAGTCAATTTGGTATCGATGGAGCAGTTACAAGTGTAGTTAATGGATTAAGTAATATTAATCAAGAAACCTTAACAAAACTTACAGAAATGGGTGGAACTTGGAAACAAGCTTTTGAAGGAATTAAACTTGATGGATCTATGAGTACAGATCAGATGAAAAATGCTATAGTTAATAATATTTCAAATATGAAACTTGATGCTGGACAACTTATAAACCAATTGAGAGAGGAATCAAGCCAGTATTGGAGCCAAATAGAACAAGATACTAATACCAAAAGTAAAAGTACGGCGGATAAAGCAAAGCAAAATGTAGATAAAATGGCTAAAGATATGACTAGCGGAGCTAAAGAGGGAGCAAAAGGTGTTTCAGACGGTATGCAACAAGCCTCTCAAGTTGTATTTAATGAGAGTGGGAAGATACCAAAAGATGTTCAAGCAAATATGCAAAAATCAGTTCAATCAATGAGACAAGCTGGGTCAGATATATATAATGGTATGAATACAAGTTTTTCAAAACTTGCAAGCCAAGGAAAACAACATTTTAGTGACTTATATAATGGAACAACTAAGTCATGTTCTCAAATGGCGTCTAAGATTAAGGGGTATTGGAATGAAATTAGAAATGCTTTAAGTTCAAAAATAACAGGTACAGTTGAAATAAAAATTAGTGGATATCAAGCAGCATTAAATAAAATACAATCTGTAAAAAATGCAGCATCTACCTTTTCTTTTAATAATATACCTATAGAGGACAAAGCTACAAGAAATACTTCTTACATGAGTGATAGAGACTATAATATAATGCAAGCTTTTAATGCTGTAAGAAGTATGAATTTAGCCAATCAAATAAGACAGTCTATACCCTCAACGATAAATTTAGATATAGAAACACCTAGTAAGGCTAAAAAAAGAGAAGACAATAAGAAAATAGAAGTAAATTTGACTTTGCATATAGAGAAATTTGAAAATAGAACTGATAATGATATAGAACAACTAGCAGAAGAATTTGGATTTTTAATAAATAGAAAGATAAATTTAGCTTAAGCATGGTGATAATATGAATATTTATATGAAACAAGAAGATATACCATACTTTATATTTAATGGTATATCTTCTTTAGATTTTAAAATTATAAAAATTAAAGATGATAGATTAAATTCTGCTGAAAGAAATATAGAAATCACTCCTATACCAGGTAAAGATGGTGGCTATATATCAGAAAAAGAACAATCTAATAAGAATATAAAGGTTGAAATTGCATTGAATGCTGATAGTACAGAAGAAATTAATATATTATCTAAAAAAATAAAAAATGGTTACATAAAGATAAGACATATAAAGAACTTATATTTAGTGATGATTTAGATATTATATATGAAGCAATATGTATAAATAAAATAGAGCTGGATGAAGTTATAGAAGCTCTAGGAGTTGGAGTTATATATTTTAGTTGTAAACCATATACAAAGATAAGAGATAACTCAATTATAGAAATAATTAAAAATGACTCATTAATATACAATAAGTACAGCGAATCTAACCCAAAGCTTAAAATATATGGCAATGGAGATGTAACAATTAGTATTAATAATGAGAATTTGATAATTAAAGAA